TAGGGTGAATTTCTGAAATATTTTGTATCTTTGCCATATCTTATTAGTTTGGGTATTTCCCCCGTTTTGGCCGTCAAACCTTATTTTCGGGGGAATACCTAAAGATACAAAAAAGCCAACTAACTCGCAATACTTTGTGTATGAATTAGTTGGCTTATTTTGTAATATTTAATGAATGTCCCTAGAAATAAAGCTGCGAAAGACTGATCTGGTGAAATAGATTAGGCTGTAGTGTCTTGACAAACAGTCCACTACAGTCTAATTCAATCATAAGCTAAATAATCTTACGCTTCTTCTACCGCTACCTGCGCCGCCGCTAATTATCGTTGCTTTTCAACGAGTTCTATAATATTGTACAACTATTTGTTAACAGCGTTTTTTCATTCAATTATCCTCATATATGGTTAAAGTTATACTTCTATTTTCCATCCAATCTGTTATCTTTGTCGCCATGAAAAAGATTATCAAACTATATCGCAGATGGCGTTACCGCCATCTTTACCGTCAGCTTTTCATGCTATATGCGAATAAATTCGACCATGCTGAATCAGCTGCGTTTGAAGCATCAGCAGCGTTTAAGTGGATGACTGGCTATTATTGGGATGAATGGTTTAATAGTCAATATCCTACTGCTCGTACTGAGGACGCTTCGGAGGGGTAAGTTGCGTATTGACTTGAAAAGAGGGTACTGAATGTGGATAAACGATTGGAATTGAAAAACGAACTCTGGACACACTTTGTGACAAATTATGCCTTTCGTCTTTTGCTCCACCTCCAAAATTGATTACATCCAACACTTTGATTCCACCTTTTGCTTCTGACGATGTTCCGTCCTTTGATTCAGTGGTGACAGCAACATCAAAATCAATATCGCTGATTTTTGCATATCCGTTACTTGTTCTGATGCCAGAGGTACAGTTGCCACCTGTGACCAAAGGGGCAACACACGCTTTCTGAGACAGGACATCTTGGCTCTCTTCAATCGCTGTAGAAATATCTACTAATACGTTCTTTATAAAGTCCTTCAGTTCCATAATATTTCGGTTTTATTTAATTACTTCATATTCTCTTGCCTCCTTTGTCCACTTATCAAAATATAAGTAACCACCAATGTGGTTATATCGCCCATTTAAGGCAAATAGATAAGCTACAATCAACGCAAAGACGAAAAACAATACTTTTATCATCCAAGAGATAAAAATTATTTAGAACGTCTTATTTACGTTTCTTCATTCGATAAAAAGATATACCTCCATCCTTTCGGATTGTTGTTACCTTTGCCCGTATGAGAAAAAGCGTTTACATAGAAGTTTTCAATCTCTTTGCAGCAGAACTCAAAGAAACAGAAGAGAATGAAGAAATGGACATGATATTGAGCACCATGTCGCACCTTGTTGCTTGGAAGCGTGACAAGTCCATGAATATCCTTGTACCCGACCACTATTTCCTAAAAGTGCTGCTGCCTGAATTTGAAAAACGGTTAGATGCCAAGCTCAAGACGGATGAATGAAAGTTCGTTCTTCAAACGTTCATATTTCTCTTCCGGCATTTTCCCTTTGAAAAACTCCTCCCTATTTTCCCAATAGTGGATACAATCGTTTTTTGCGGCTTCTTTGCAAAATCCTTTCTTTCTCCACATCATGTATTCCGAATAGAGTACCTCGCAATGCTTGTACACAAGACGCAACTCTAAAACAGAATAATTGTCAGGGTCGTATTGCATAAGCAAATCCTTACCTTTCTTTCGAAATATAAACTCATCCAATCTGTCCATTGCTTTACATCTGGTGTTATTTAATCCACGTGATTTGAGTGCGTGTAAATCGTTTATTTATCATACTCTTCCAACCATTTTTCAATAACAGACACATCAATGTTTTCTCCTTTTAATTGACCAATGATTATCCAAAGGTCTGTTATATTCTTTTTATTAAGCCGACAATTATCTTTCTTAAAATCGGCTATCATTTCAAGAAGTCTTACGCTCTCTTTACTGTTCCCAGCAAGGTGATAATGTTTACAAGCGTAGAGCCCATTTGATATAGCATTAAAGCAATTGTCATCCTCATTTCTGCCCTCAACAATATATGATGTTTGGTTCATCATACTTGTGTAAGCACGTGCCATAGTCTCTTCTTGGATTTTATTTGTATTGGACTTAATCTCCTTAACAGTTTTTTTAATATCCAATACAGAGTATATCTGCCAACCTATCAATAGTGTAACAAGAATAGAAAGTATGCTAACTAACACACTCATCCAATCCATTTCTAACGGTTCGCATCTTAAACAAGATATGAATAATGCAATGATTGAAATGGTAACTGCTAAAAGACTTATACCGTATTTACTACAAAAGCTCATCACTTATTCAATATCTGAATTACTTTATCTTTTAATCCCATTTTTATAAACTCGTCTTGAGTTACATCAAGCTCAACGACAACTTTAGTGGACTTTCGTTGGTTGTCCAATAAAGTTTGCAGACGTTGTATTTCCCTTTCATACATATTTAGGTTCTTCTCATCTATGGTATTATCTCCTCCGAAAAAGATACTCGGACTTACTCCCAATACTTTCGCAAGGCTTTCGATTGTTGAAATCTTAATATCAGCACCATTAAGGGCATTATCAAGTGTAGTTCTTGAAATTTCTGCCATTTCTGCTATTTGAGCTTTGCCTAATTTACTTTCATATACAAGTTTGTTTAATAAGCTGAAATCCATAGTGTTATAAAATTAGTGTTCAAAAAACTTGCAATATTGCCAAAATTAGTGTTCAAAAAACTTGCATATATGTTCACTAAACACTACATTTGCACCATAAAGTTAAACAATAACCCATAAAAAACAAAAATAACAACTGAAAATCAGCCAAGAAGTAGCAATAATATGGAACTCATAATAAAAATCAAAAAAACATGGAACGAAGCCAAAGGATGCTATTGTTACTATTCCTATCCGTTCTTGAGAACAAACGAGAACAATCCATCAGACAGGATTACCCATGATGATAATCCTGCCGAGATTCAGAGGCTTTTGAAACTCGCAAAAGACGTTGAGGAGTTTGTGGACAACTACTCTTTCTTTGAGTCTGACGGCAATCCCAACAAAGCAGAAAGTTCAGCATAGCCGGGAGATTTCAATTCCAGAATGTCACCGCAGCTCAATCTTAGTTTGGTTTTTTCACCCAACTTGGAAACCCAACTTATTTGTTCTGCATTGATATACATCACTCCGTTAGGGTCTTTGGCATCAGCTAACTCAATTTTAATAAAATCACTCATAGTTCTTAATTTTTTGATTTGGCACCACAAAGTTAAGAAAATCCCGTGAAGATATGCCTTCCGTCAGCCCGGTTGAACTTGCCGGGGCGGGAACAAAGACAATAATAATTAAAAACAATTTAAAATGGCAGAAAATCAAGTAAAAGTACGTCCAACTTTAACGGATTTGGAAGTAGGTAAAGCGGTTACTTTCCCCATTGAAAAGACTAAGAGCGTCCGTGCTCAGGCTTCCGACCTCGGACTTATCCTGAATCGTAAGTACCAGACAGAAACGGACCGAGAAAAGCGTATCATAACAGTAATCAGAATATCGTAATTTGTAATCATCATGAACAAATTTGTAAATATTTCACAACTGATACTATCCTGCATCATGCTTTTTGCGGTGGTTGTCAGCATTGTGGCACATATCATACTTGGAAACATCGCATCGTTCATTGGCTATCTTGTATCAGCTGTATTCATCTTTCTCACATGGAAACTGGTACGTATATCATGGATGGAGTTTCAAAATGAAAACAAATAACCTCTTAACTTACAATATCATGTCTATCAATTTCAAAAAATTAAATTCTCAAATCAAGCCTCTTAAACCGGAAGCAAGACACGTGGGCTACATCTTTATTGCTACAGACAAGCAAAAGAGAGAAAGTCTGGTTGACTCTATTGCCAAGCCCGGTTCTAAACGTTCCCTAATAAAAGTGCTTACATATTTCATTAAAACCGATGAAAATTATCGTGCAGAGTATTCACTTTAATCCGTAATCCTATGCTCACTATTGATTTTCCTGATAAATCCGTTACTTATGACACTTTCGTCCGCGATGTAGCGTCCTCTGTAGTCCGTATGCTTGCCGATACACACAATGACCCCGAAATGGTCAGCCAGCGAAAAGCATACGCTATGTTTGGGCGTGGCAATGTGGATAGATGGCGCAAGCAGGGTAAAATAACCCCCTGCAAGCGTCCGGGCAAAGTTGAATACCGCACAATCGAACTGCGTACACTACAAAGGTTACAACAAGACTATTTCAAATGATAAGGGAGGATAGCTCAGCGGATAGAGCGGCGGTACGTACCCAAATGACCAAGATGCAGCAGGACACAGGTTCAAATCCTGTTCCTCCCACTATTTTTTCACTATTAAAAATCAAAGTAGATGAAAGCAATTCAGCTAAAATCAATCACGCTTCGCAACTGGCGTGGAGAAAAAGAAAGGACAACACAGTTCCATACAGATGGCACTGTTACACGTATCTGTGGTCGTAACGGTCTCGGCAAGTCCAGGCACATGGATGCGTTCTGTTGGCTGCTTTTCGGCAAGGACAGCAAAGACCGTAAAGACTTCAACTTGCGCACCACAGACGAAAAGGGCAATCCCCTACAGCATTGTGAATGCTCCGTAGAGGGAACATTAGTCGTTGATGGAACGGAAATTACCATCAAACGAGAGTATAAGGAGCAATGGGTCAAACCTCGTGGACAAGTAGAGGAAGTGTTCAAGGGGAATGTCACCGAATGCACATGGGACGGCGTACCTGTTCGTGTCAATGAGTATAAGGAACGTATAAATGCCGAAATCATTGATGAGAACCTTTTCAAGATGCTAACCAATACCGAGTATTTCCTATCGTTAAAACAAGATGTTCAACGTGAAGTGTTAATGTCCATTGCCGGAGCCAAAACAGACAACGAATTGGCGCAGGGAAATGCAGAATTTACCGCTCTCGTAGATGTGTTGAGTGGCAAATCATTGGCGGATTATCGTCGGCAGATTGCCGCAGAGAAAAAACGTCTAAAAATGCAAGCGGATGAAATCAAGCCACGTATCGACCAAACGGACAAGATGAAACCGGAAGCCGAGGATTGGGACTCATTGGAAGAAATGCTCACCGACAAAAAGAAAGAGCTGGAAGAAATAAACGAACTTCTGCATTCTGAAGATGCTCGCAAGCAATCTGCCATCGATAAAAAAGCTGCGCTGAACCGTGAAAAACGGCAAATCGAACAGCAACAGAAGGATATTCTTGCCGCAGAAAGGAGAAGTCGTCAGGAGGAAGCCGATAAGCAGAACGAAACACGTAACGAAATCGAGAAAGAGTTGAAGAATATTCATTCCGAACGATCGGATTGCAATATAGACATTACCCGTGCAAAAGAACGCATCAAGTATTTGAACGAAGAAATAACTGGAACAACAAGCAGACTTGAAGAATTACGTTCCGAATGGGCATCCATTCGTGCCACACAGTACACCGGTGATAATATCTGTCCTCATTGCGGTCAGCCTTTACCCGACAATATGATACAAGATGCTCTCCAAAAGTTTGAAGAATATAAACAAAACAGGCTCAAAGAGAATCAATCACGTGGAAAATCCCTGTCGGCACAAGTCGAATCATACCGAGAGGAATTAAACAGGCGTAATGAAGAACTTGTAGAGCATTCTAAAAAGATTACTGCCATTGACGAATGTATTGCAGGGCTGTATGATCGTCTGAAATCCATCCCGAAAGCAGCACCGTCCGCCATCAACGAAAATGAGCTGCCTGCGTATGCAGCAAACCTGAAACATTTGGATGAAATAGAAAAAGAAATAGCAAATATCACATATACTCAGACAGATACCGAACTGTCCGAACGTGCCGAGTTGGTGAAATCTGCTATCAAGAACTTGGAAATCCAACTAAACAACCGTACCATTATCGCCAACTATGATAAAGAAATAGAGCGTCTTGAAAAGGAAGGTCGTGAACTCGCACAGAAGATAGCCGACATAGAGAAACGTGAATATATAGCTGCTAAGTTTGCCAAAGCTCGCATTGATGATTGTGAGAGCCGTTTGAACTCGCTGTTTGGCATGGTACACTGGAAACTTTTCGATACCACTCTTGACGGAAACGAATACGAAGTATGTATTCCTATAATTGATGGTGTGTCCTATGGTACGTGCAATACAGCAAAGCAAGTGAACGCAGGTATTGACATCACCAACACATTGGCAAGGCATTACGAAGTCTATGCTCCAATGTTCATTGACCGTGCCGAAAGCGTGAATACATTCATTGCTTCCAACGCACAAATGATATTCTTGCAGGTTACAACAGACAGTCAACTAACAGTAAAATAAATAGTTAAATCTTTAATTATTAGAATTATGAACGAAAGACAAATCGCACCGGTTACACATCAAAGTAACGTTCCTGCCGGCATCAACTTCTTTGACCCGACAACCATTGAAACGCTCAACCGTTTCTCCACCATGTTTGCCAATTCCAGTCTTGTACCCGAAAGTTACCGCATTGGCGGTGTTGTTGGCGGTAAGACCGGAGAAGGACCTAAAAAAACGGTCTCTGAAGCCGAAGCAGTAGCCAACTGCGTAATCGCATTCGATGTGGCCACACGCATTGGAGCATCCCCTCTTATGGTAATGCAGAACTTGTACATTGTATATGGTCGCCCATCTTGGTCGTCCAAGTTCCTAATTGCCACTATCAATACTTGTGGACGCTTTGAACCACTGAAGTTTGAATTGACATCAAATGGAGTTTGCAATAACGGTGTGGCAAATGTCAAGTGTGTGGCATGGACTACTCCTAAAGGTGTTACGTATGATGAGAACGGAAAACCGGTTACATCAAAATCACCACTTGCCTTACGTGGTACAGCCGTTACCATACAAATGGCGATTGATGAGGGTTGGTATAGCAAAAACGGCAGCAAGTGGCGTACTATGCCCGAACAGATGTTACGTTACCGTGCCGCCTCGTTCTGGTGCTCTACATACTCACCGGAACTGTCAATGGGTATGCGTACCGTTGAAGAAAATGTAGAGGACGCCGATTATGTCGATGTTACAGAACAGGTTGCGAAAGAAATTTCCACGCAAGCCAACAAAGGCACTATCAGTTTTGATGATGCGGCAGCTCCGGTTTCCAATGAAGTTCCGGCAGGTGTTGACCCTGAAACAGGAGAAATTAAAGAGACCCAAGGTGAAACAAGTACCGAAAACCAAGCCTCAACCGAGGATGATGGACCGGGCTATTAATCCTATTTGAAATGAAACTTCATGTGTTAGGTTCTTCATCATCAGGCAACTGTTACCTCTTCCAGTCTGAAAAGACTGGTGAGGTACTTGCAATGGAAGCCGGAGTTAAGTTCAACAAAGTAAAAAAGGCTCTTGACTTCAATCTAAACAGCATTGTTGGTTGTATCGTCAGCCATGAGCATGGCGACCATGCCAAATGTGTGGGCGATTTTATAAACGCCTGCATACCTTGTTATATGAGTCAAGGCACAAAACATGCGCTTGGTTTCTCTTCCAGCTATTGGGCAAAAGGGCTGTTGCCATTCGAACAAGTTGTGATAAATGGATTTAGAGTGATACCGTTCCCTGTACAACATGATGCTGCGGAACCTTACGGATACCTCATCCGTCATGAAGAGTGCGGAATAGTGCTGTTTGCCACAGACACCTATTTCCTAAAATACAAATTTCCCGGTCTTAACAATGTAATGTTGGAGTGCAATTATAGCAAGGAAATTCTTGATGCAAATTTCACTGCCGGGCGCATTGACAAGAAACGCTACGAACGCACCATTAAGTCGCACATGTCCTATGATAACTGTCTCCTCACATTGCAAGCCAATGACCTGTCTCAAGTATGCAACATTCTACTCCTGCATCTGTCCGACAATAACAGCAATGCTACGGAGTTTATCCATGGAATAGAAAGATTATATCCAGAGATAGAAATAACAGCCGCTACACCCGGTCTTTCATTAACATTAAATAGTCACCCATATTAAAAATACAATTATGAGAAAAGCAGATATAGCCGATTACCTTATAAGCAATACAAGCATCAGCCGTTCACAGGCTATCAAAGCTGTCGACTGTGCTTTTGATGCTATTGAGAAAGCACTTTGTAAAGGTGAAAATGTCTATATACGTGGTTTTGGCACTATCAAGACTTATATCACAAAAGAAAGGAAAGCCCGTAATATCTACAAGAGAACAACGGTAGTCATTCCGGCTAGACGAACAGTAAAACTTGTAGTCAGTAAACAACTCAAAGAAAAAATGAACTCATGATGCACACGTGGTTTGAATGTAAAATCCGTTATGAAAAGACAATGGATAACGGAATGAACAAGAAAGTAACGGAACCCTATCTGGTTGACGCGCTCAGCTTCACGGAAGCGGAAGCACGCATCATTGAAGAAATGACACCCTTTATTTCCGGTGAGTTTACGGTATCTGACATCAAGCGTGCCAATTACAGTGAACTGTTTCCGTGTGAAGAAGATGCAGCCGACCGCTGGTTTAAATGCAAACTTTATTTTATCACACTCGATGAAAAAAGCGGAGCCGAAAAGAAAACAGCAACCAATGTCTTAGTGCAAGCAGCCGACTTGAGAGACGCCATCGCCAAATTAGATGAAGGCATGAAGGGTACTATGGCCGATTATACCATTGCCTCAGTAACCGAAACTGCCATTATGGATGTCTATCCATATGTCGCAGATGAGTCCATTACGGATACCATCAGTGAAAATGCCAATTCGCCTGTTGTACGAAATTTCATACAATCTCTCCCCGAAGGTTGCAGGACAACGATAACCGTTGGTGGGAAAAAAGTTGTAGTAGACAAGACCGGAAAAGACACCATTGTTACACCTGAAAAGCAAAGCGACAATGACACTTGAGGAAATGCTTCAAATGGAAAAGAAACGAAAAAAGAAGCAAAAATATGACGATGAGGAACATCGCATACAATGCTCTTGCGTAAAGTGGTTCAATTTGAAGTATCCGAAGTTAAAAGGCCGGTTGTTTGCTGTGCCGAACGGAGGAAGACGTGATACTGTTACAGGTGGCAAATTGAAAGCTGAGGGCGTAACAGCCGGTGTATCCGATTTGATTCTGTTGAAAAGCAATCGTGATTATGGTGCGCTGCTCATTGAAATGAAAAAGAAAGGCGGCTATCAATCTCCATCACAAAAAGAATGGCAAAAGATAATATGTGAAAACGGAGAATACAAATATGTTCTGTGCTTTTCGCTGGATGATTTCATCCGTGAAGTGGATGATTATTTGAGAAATGAATTTTAAAACTATGTCTAATATGGCAAACATCAAAACAGGTCTTAATTATTATACTGTCGATACCGATAGATACCAAGACCGTCGGATAAAACGGCTGAAAAAAGATTTTAAATGCCGGGGCATTGCTGTGTACGACTATATTCTGTGTGAGATTTACCGAGTACAAGGCTGTTTCCTTGTGTGGGATGCAAATACTGCCTTTGACGTGGCTGAGTACTTCGGGCTGGAAGAAAACACGGTGCAGGAAGTTGTGAAATACTGCGGTTCGGTGGGGCTTTTCGATAAAGAACTACTATCACGTGGGATTATCACATCGGTATCAATCCAGCGACGATATACGGAAATGTGTACCCGCGCCAAAAGAAAGTCTGTATCTATACCTGAATCTTATAGACTCATTCAGGAAGAAAGAGCTCCCGATCCGGTTCCGACTTCCAAAGGTGCTTGCCAAAAACCAGACAATCCGCCTCCAAGTGAAATCTATTCCCTTACACTTGATGAAGAAATTGCCGAACTGAAAAAAGATGAGTGTTGGCTTGACCAGCTACAAGTACTTCATCACATGGATATATCATTATTGCGCAGCAGTCTTGACGACTTCCGGGTGCAATGCCTGGCAGACGGGAAAGACCGGCATTCTTCCTTACAGGATGCCAAACAGCACTTCAACGCATGGTTGAGAATTGTAAATGATAAAAATAAAAGAAAAGATGATAAAGTTAGACCCGAAAGCAGAAATCAACGCAGAGGTAATCTTCTCAAATCTGATGAAGAGAAAACATATGGTAACTCGTTTTAGATTGCCATATACCGCCAAGCAAGTTTACGCTATGCTATATGAAGCGTGCCGGGTGGAAGTTGCTCATAGGCATAGGGAATTTAATGCCACCGAACAATACAAAAAGCACCTTTGGGACATTTCCAATTGGATTACATCGGAAGCCTCCACTTTCGGATTGTTCCTTTGCGGCGGTGCCGGTAATGGAAAAACCACCATTCTACGTGCGTTGCAAAACCTTATAAACTACTTGCGCTCAGATGAAGGATATAGCAGTAATGTGAATACATATCCAGTACACGGATACATGATAGTACCGGCAAAGGAGCTCGTTTTGTTGGCAAAAGCATACAACAACCCTACACGTGACAATATATCTGATGTGGCACGGTACAAAAGGTTGCGTGAAGTTGAAATACTCGCAATAGACGACCTCGGTTCAGAGCCGAAAGAAAGCATTCATTATGGCGATTACGTAACAGCAGCAATGGATATATTGTCTTTCCGGTATGAAGAGCAATTCTGCACGCTGGTTTCATCCAATCTTACGGCAAAAGGGATTTCAGAATATTACGATGAACGCATTGCAGACCGTTTCCGTGAAATGATGCTAATCATCAATTTCGGCAATGAGCAGTCATTCAGAAAACAGTAAACTAATTAAAAACATTATGACGATGAATACAGATTATAGTTATTGTTCGGGCGTTACCTGCTCAATCCGCAAGAGTTGTAAACGCTATTTGCCCGATCCACCCGATATACGTTTGCGATGGGTATGTCCGGCATACAATCCGGAAACAGACAAATGCAAGTACTATGAACCAACTGAAGTAGCAAAAACAAAAAATCCGTAATCATGGAAAAGAACAAGTTTACCCATGGTAGTTTGTTCAGCGGCATCGGTGGTTCGGAAATAGCTGCCGAGATAATGGGCTGGAAAAATATGTTCCATTGTGAAATAAACCCGTTCGGGAGAAAAATACTTGATTATTGGTTCCCAAACAGCAAAAGTTATGAAGACATCACGAAAACAGATTTTACAGAGTGGCGGGAAAAAATCAATGTCCTCACCGGAGGTTTTCCCTGTCAGCCCTTCTCCGTTGCCGGACAGCGAAAGGGAGCGGAAGATAACCGCTATCTCTGGCCGGAAATGCTACGAGCGATACGGGAGATTCAGCCCGATTGGGTTGTTGGTGAAAACGTTGCTGGAATCCTCTCAATGGTACAACCCGGCAGTGAAACTGCGTTGGGACGTGAAGAATCTCTGTTCGGAGAGGTTGACCGAGAAAGAATATTGCATCGGCAGGAATACGTCGTCGAAACAGTGTGTAACGACCTTGAACGTGAAGGATATTCTGTCCAACCGGTTGTTATTCCGGCTTGTGCCGTCGGAGCGCCGCACAGAAGAGACCGTGTCTTCTTTATTGCCCACCGTGCAGACGCAGGGGTTAAAGGTATGCAACGAAAATGGGAAGACAACATTCTATCCGGTAGGACTGCTTCCGACACCGATGGCAAGCGATGCAACAACTGGAGCGATAATTGGCAAGAACGACCAATTTGCTACGACCAGAAACGGTACTCCGAGGAAAATCAATCAGAACGGACAGAACGGAAGCGTAGGACTTGCGAGAATGGTTCGGTTGCTTCCTACTCCCAATGCTCGGGAAGCGGACAAATACAGCAAGAAATACAATCCGAACAGCCAAATGGGCACAGCTTTGACAGCAATGGCAGTAAACGGAATGTTGCCTACTCCGACAGCGAGCTGTTACAATACAGGAACTCCGGCAGACAGGAAGGACGGAAAAGCGAGAAAAAGCCAATTGAACCACCTTATTGCCCGGAAGACTGGTCACGCTTCCCAACTCAATCCCCTGTTTGTAGCCGAGATGATGGGATTTCCACCAGATTGGACGGTATTGCCTTTTCAAAGTGGCGGCAGGAATCGATAAAGGCATATGGCAATGCGATTGTTCCACAAGTAATGTATGAGATATTCCAAGCTATTCAAGAAACTTATAATCAATAATAACCATGGACAATTCAATTTATAAAAAATGCACAGAGTGCGGGCAAACAAAGCATATTTCAGAGTTCAGCAAATCATATCCTAACAGGTGTAAAACTTGTGTAGCAGAACACACGAGACAAATGAGAGCTGCTGAAAAACTTAAAGCTAAAGTAAAGGTTACCGGCGAGGTCATAGATGTTGAACCGTCAGGTACTATGCAGGTTTTATGCGGTTCATTCATAACGAAAGACGGTCGAAGAATGCCCGGAACAGCACTTGAATTTGAAAAAGCCATAGACTGGGAACAACGCAGATACGAGATTGCGAAAGAGCTAATGAAAGGATTTTCAGCCAATTCACATAATCGGTGTGTGGATGCAAGTAGCGAAACGTTAGCCCAGTGGAGCATTAGCGGTGCTGATGCTCTTATTGCAGAATTGAAGAAAGGAGGTAAAGGATGAAAGTAATAGTTTCATTCAGTGGTGGCAAAGATAGTCTTGCATCACTTCTTTGGGTGCGTAATAACCTAACAAAAGATTTTATTACAGTATTTTGTGATACAGGTTGGGAACACCCATTGACCTATAAATATATCGAAGAAGTACAGGAACAACTTAGCTTAAATCTCATTACCGTCAAGTCAAAGAAGTTTAACGGCATGGTAGATTTGATAAAAAAGAAATCACGCTGGCCATCCTCGCAACGGAGATTCTGCACATCTGAATTGAAAACCATTCCGATGATTGACTACATACTCGATGAAGTAAACGATGATGTTCTGATTATACAAGGAATACGTGCTGCCGAGAGTGCCAAGCGTGCCGAAATGTCCAAGCAATGTACGTACTTCAAGTATTATGTGCAGCCATACGGTAAGGATAAGAATGGTAAGGACAAGTACCACACCTATCGTCGTAAATATGTATTGGCATTTCGAAAGAAATATGCTGATGACCTATTGCGTCCGGTATTCGATTGGTCGGCACAACAAGTGATTGACTATATACTTGAAAATGGAATACAGCCTAATCCGCTCTACCGAATGGGCTACAAACGTGTTGGTTGCTTTCCTTGCGTGATGGCTTCACAACAAGACATTTACAATATCAGCGTACAAGAGCCAGAAAGGATAAGCTACATTGCAGGTCTCGAACAACAGTTCAACAGCAGTTTTTTCGGCCCTGATAAAATTTCATCTAAGTATTATAAGGGTGAATATCCTCTAATCAGCGATGTTGTTCGTTATGTACAAAGTAAACGTGCAGGTGGTTCTCTGTTCGATGATGATGTGGCAACAAGTTGTATGAGCTACTATGGGCTTTGTGAATAAAAAAGGAATGGTATGGCAAATATAAAAGACAATAAAAAAGGATTCAAGGTAATCCAAATAAGTAGGAAAGAACTTGTAGAGGAATTAGGACAATATGGTGCAATAGGAATTTGTGACTACTGCAACGAAACTGCATCTACAGGCTATTACATAGCTGTGCTAAATCAATGGTTTTGCCCGAAATGCTATCAAGAATGGTATCATCGCGCTACTTATTATCCGGAAGATGCAAAGGTAGAAAACAGAAATTTTGAATTTTACAAAAATATTTTTGGGTTATGACAAAAATAAAACTGAATTGGGCATACGCCAAAGGCGAATTAGATACTGATACATTGAAACTTATTTGCCTACCAGCACGAGGCAAACGCTTATTTGGTGCGGATGAATTGGATGCAGAACTTTGTATAAAGGACGGGATGAATTACCAAATAGCCGAAATCCACTTAGGTGATGTGGAAAGTTCAAACATCCTTTGTGAAGAGATAGCAAGGCGTTGGAATGAGTTTGAGGAATGGCACGAGTGTAAAGAAAATACGGAAGATATGCCGGTAATTGGAACGAAATGTATTCTCCGTGTCGAGTATTTGAACTTGGACGATGATGAATTGCATACTGATTACTTGCTATCCGTTTGGAATGGTTTAGGTTGGACGAAAGATGATTTGAAGCGGATAGCGGAGATAACGAATAAATATAAGATAACCCATTGGAAACAGATTAGCAAACCGAAAGGAGTTGAAGAATGAAAAAGGACATCAAGGATGCAATAAAGGAGCATCTTCGTGCAAAAGCGTTTGTAGCAGACCCGAATAATCTGGGTTTTGTAGATAGGTTTTTAGAACACACTAAAGCTGCGGAATGGGGCGCAGAATGGCGCATCAACAGCGTGTGGCATGATGCAAGCGAGGTGCCAGAGGAGCGAAGGTTTTGCCTCTATATCCTTAAAGACGGCACCTATGGATGCGGATATTATCACAAAGAAGATAATAGCATTTGGTATTCACGATTTACGAATATTGTCAAATGGGCTTATTTTCAAGATATAACGCCTAATATGGAGGATTAATTTATGAAACCTATATTAAATATTGAAGACATTAGGAAACTAAAGATAGATGAGAAGCTGATTGAATGTTCTTGCGGCAAAGTGAATTATTATAGATTCCTATGTTTCCACCCACGAAACACGAATTATGTAATTCTATTGAATCATTGCGAAGAGCCTGAAAGGTTTTTTATTCAAAACCTTATAGACCGGTTCTATACAAATTATACAAGTCGTGATATAATCACTTATCGTAGAGATTACGCCATTAAGAAACTCAAAGAGTTTGAACAAGCGTTGTCTGAATTAGGAGATAAAGATGAGTTATGAGATATGCACTTAGAAATCAAGATAAGATTGCTGCTGCATATAGCTCCGAATACTTGAAAGAGCATATAATCGGAAGCCTTGACAGTTATTTCAATGTTCCAAGAAGTCAAGAAGAGGTTGAGGATTTTATTTACAGTTCGTGTGTTTGTTATAGCACAAATCAAGGTAACTACCCAATCATGCAAATTAATGACATTGCAGACGATAATGCCATGTTGGAATTTGCATGGATAGGAACTCAATATGATGTGATTAAACTTGCTTTTTTAGGCAGAATGAAAGGATAAACCAATGAAAAATGTAACGAAACTCGCTAAAAAGTCCGCAGGGCTTAGCCAAAAATGTTCGATTTGCCCACTTATGCAAAGATGCACTTTAGAAATCCATAGAGCTTGTTTTGACAGCTTTGTAGAGGGTTTCAAGAAAGGAGCCAGAGCAGCAGAAAAAGAAAAAAACAAGAAATTCAAAACAATAAGAAATGAGTAAAGCAAAAATCATATTAGATGCCTGTTGCGGCAGTAGGATGTTTTGGTTTGATAAAGAAAACCCTTTGGTCTTATTTACTGACATCAGAGATGAAGAACACATTCTTTGTGATGGTAGAAGTTTGAAAATCCACCCAGACGTTGTATCTGACTTTACGGCAATGCCATTCTTGAATGAATCCTTTAAACTGGTAGTATTTGACCCTCCCCATTTGCTAAAGGTTGGTAAAGATAGTTGGTTAGCCAAGAAGTATGGTAAACTTCCTGAAGATTGGCCAAGATTGATAAAGAAGGGCGTAGATGAATGCTTTCGTGTGCTGGAAGACTACGGAGTTTTGATTTTCAAATGGAATGAAGACCAAATAACAGTCAAAGAAGTGTTGAAAGCTATCGAACGGCAACCTCTGTTTGGGCATACCACCGGAAGACATGGAAAGACCATGTGGATGTGCTTTATGAAATTACCAATTAACGAATAACGGATTATAAAATTTGAAAATATAAGTATAAAAAGGTAATTGGGAAAATATATATCTATAAGGTACTGCCACCTTATAAGAATTGGTACAGTATCAAGACTGATGATGGGCTAAATCGTAGTAATGTCGTAATTGTTGGGAAAAAGCAATTATTGAAAGTAGCTTTAGCATTGATTGTTATGGCTCTGTTTAACAAAAATACTACTATAAATAAATTCAAAACGATTTAGGAATGAAGAAAAGTAAATTGACTCACGGTTCCCTGTTAACTCGATATTTAAACAGTGGACATCAGATACGAGTGTCGGATATACTTGTGCAAAAAGGATTCTTGAAATCCCAGCGCATAGCACTGTTAGAAATGATGATGGGTTTCCCAATTGGTCACACAGAGTTGGAAGTATCGGCAACGCGGTAAATCCAACAGTGGCAAAGTATTTATTCGAGTGTATCAAGATTTTCGATAAACAATTAGCGTAGATAAATAGAAATGAACATTGGACTATTGGCAATAGATAGTAATTACCCTAATCTCGCATTGATGAAGATAAGCAGTTACCATAAGGCAAGAGGTGATGAGGTTGATTGGTATAATCCTTTCGATCGTTATGATAAAGTTTATATGGCTAAAGTATTCAGCTTTACAGAGGATTATCGGCAATACATCACCAATGCCGATTGCGTGGAGAAAGGTGGCACGGGATATGACATCAGAAAGGTACTGCCCATGGAGATTGACAGAATGCAACCCGACTATTCCATCTATCCGCAGATTGACAGCAAGACAGCCTACGGTTTCCTCACACGTGGTTGCCCAAACCAGTGCAAGTGGTGTGTGGTTCCCCAAAAAGAGGGTAAGATTGCACCTTACATGGACATTGAAGAGATAGCCATTGACGGACGTAGCAACATTCTTTTGATGGATAACAATGTGCTTGCTTCCGATTACGGATTGGAACAGATTGAGAAAATTGCCCGATTGGGGTTGCGTGTAGACTTCAATCAAGGATTGGATGCCCGGTTGGTTACTAACGATATCGCAAGGCTGCTTGCTAAGGTCAAATGGATAAAGCGCATTCGGTTCGGATGTGATACACCGGGACAGGTAGCGGAATGTGAACGGGCCACGGCATTGATTGATAAATATGGTTACAAGGGTGAGTATTTCTTCTATTGCATCCTGATGGATGATTTCAAGGAAGCATTCAGTCGGGTTAATCATTGGCGAAATAAAGGAAGTAGATTCTTACCTCATGCACAACCATATCGGGACTTAAGCAATCCTCGTCAGATTATCCCTCAATGGCAAAAGGATTTGGCTGGGTGGGCTGATAAGAAGTGGATATTTAGAACATGTGAGTTTAAAGACTTTATCCCTCGAAAGGGTTTTGTTTGTAGTGAATATTTTGACAACAATTAGAGTAAAACGGAACAAATATGAATAAAAAAGAAATCATACGAACCATCAAATCCTTTAAGAAGATTCTGAAAAAAGGCATTCCTCAGACAGAGCGTGGAATCAGTTACTGGGACATTCATGAGAAACGATACACCACCTATGAAATAGCTGCACGCTTTTTACGGATGAAAGGCTATAACGTGCGAATTGAGATAGGTGATAATACAGAGAATCCCTCTTATTGTTTCGGATACATACGGTTCTATAGGTATGTGGCAATCAGTTTTAACTAATAACAAAAATAAGAGCAATGGAATTTAAATCGCAAATATGTACTACCCATGAGCAGTCAAAAAGATTGCTTGCTTTGGGACTAAAGCCGGGAACGGCAGATATGGTGTATCATTACACAAAGAGTAAAGTACCTGCATTGGAATGGGAGTTGCAAACTAAGCCGCCAACATCAAGAGGGAAGTTTTGGACGCCGGAAAGAATAGCAAAGTTAGCATCGCCTTTTCATAAGCATCCAGATGGAACACCGATGACCGGTGAAGAAGTATTTGATAGATTGTGGGGTGAGGATGTCCCTGCATGGAGTTTGTGTAGGCTGTTGGAGTTACTTCCGACCGAAATCAGAATAGGAACCAGTGAGAATGTTTTTGGCTTGTTTCACGAAACAAGCGATGCATGGTTACTCTCTTATCCTTATGTGAAATCCTTTGAAACCGCATCACCTATCGAATCTTGTGTATTGGCTATTGGTTGGCTGATTGACAATGGACGCTTTAACAAAGAATACTACAATGAAAAAGATAATGTTCAACGATAAATACGGCTTAACTCAGGCTGTATTGGATGGTCGGAAGACGCAGACCCGAAGAGTCATCAAATGTCCGAGAGAATTTAAAGGGGAATGGGTAGCCGGATTCAACATACATATACGTCAGTCCGATAAGAAAGTAGTTGGCTGGCCATGTATGTACGATGCAGACGAAAGAGAATTTGACGGCGGAGAAATTCTACCACGTTACAAGGTTGGTGAAATTGTGGCTGTAGCGCAAAGCTATAAGAACGCAGGTTTTAGACCTGATAAGGTCTTGTATAGAAGCATTCCCGAAATAGATGGATATGTCAAAGAAACTGCTTGTTGTCAAAAGGGCTGGAACAACAAAATGTTTGTTGCACCTAACCTCATGCCCCATCAAATTCGCATTACCAACGTCCGCATACAGCGATTGCAGGATATTTCTGATGAAGATTGCTTGGCAGAAGGTGTTGTGAAGATTGTACATAGTATTCCGACAAAAGCTCCTCAGTACATAACTGGGTATTATCCATCTATGTCATTGAAAGAAGCCGCCGGTAAGTTCGGATGGGGACGTGCTTACTCTACTCCTCAATATGCCTATGCCGACCTCATTGACAAAGTGTCCGACGAAGGCACATGGGAAAGTAATCCGTGGGTGTGGGTTTATGAATTTGAATTAATGAAATAATCATGAGCATTGCAGAAGATATTATAGACGGTTGGTGTTGCCAACTTTGTGGTGTGTACTTTGAAGAAGAACACGGTTACCCTGTTGTTTGCGAAAGCTGCTACAACGAACTATCAGAAGAAGAAAAGAAAGATTATCAATTAGCAACCCATAAAGAATTTTAATGTATTTATCATATGGATGCAAAAACATTCTTTACCAAGGTAGTTCTGATGCGCAAAGCACAGAAAGACTATTTCAAGTGTCGCACCCAACAAAACTTGCGGAAATGCAAGGCACTTGAAACGGAAATTGACGGAGAAATTAAACGTGTAAATAGTATTACCGGAGTTTCCTCCGCTTCCAAAGAACCCCGACAGACAAATTTATTCACTGATTAAATCATACAATATGAACTCAACTGTATTAAAAGAAATCATGGCATTCCTTTTCGGACGCAAATATTATGCCAACATTGTAGCAACAAAAGGAACAACAAAGCAAGAAATCTGTTCTTACATTTTTGCAACAAAAGAAGCCGCCAACCGGCATCGACTGGAAATCGAAACAACTCTGTCATTCCGATTTGTCGAAACAGTTTCTTTCCGTTCACGCCGGATATATTTCGATTCGTCTGTAAAAAGTTAAACCATAATAATCTGTGAATCATTCTATTTTCGTATTATGATTATCAAAAAACTAAAAACATGGTGGCAGTCACGTAACTACTATGTGATTGCCGATGGTAACGACAATTCAATCACGCTATCCAAACGCTTGTTTCTCCATATCAAAGGTAAGGCGAAAAAGGGCGATGCAGCCCAAGTGTTTGTTTTCAGAATTGCCGGACAAGATTCTTTCGGCTTCACCGTCAATCCAAATATCGGACAACCGACTCAACTATGCGATCTTCAATATAATGACAAGTATAAGTGCATAGGCTTTGAAAGTCTGTGTCCGTCGGTCGGTCTTATGCTTTATGAGCATGGGTTACCCGGTGATAGTATAGTCAAACTGTCTGTGTCTATACATCATACAAGCAAAGGTCTCATCTATTATCAAATTGAAAAGCCCAATGGAAAGTATATTAGGAAATACAAGAAAGGCTGATATAGTATTCTATTCTTCGGGAAGAATAGACATTACATCTCATATAGCCAAGCAACTTCATCTCTCGCGAGGTGATGTCTTGGATATTATGAGTGAGAACGGAGAATTATATCTTTATGTCAGATACCGCTCACCAACCGGCGGTCGGCATGAAGCATGTGTGTTTCCATCCAATAGGCAAGGGAAACATTTCAGAGCCTCATCTAAAAGGCTGTGCTCCGCCATACTTGATGTGTCGGGCGTAACAGACAAGGCGAGATTATGCGTTGGAGAGCCTAAGGAAAGCCAATATCATGGCACATTGCTACCAATCATTACCAAACTCCTTTTGTAAGAAAGATATGATTAAAGAAATAAAATACAACGGGTATTCTGCCAACCCATCGGACTATGAGTGCGCCGATGGGGACTTGGCAACATCGATAGGTGTTATTCCTGAAAACGGTGCACTTAAACCCATATTGCCGCCATCCGAAGTATTACAGCTTGAAAGTGGTGTTTCGGTAATATATATCCACGAAACTACAGCCTACAAACATTACATAGTCCAGAATGGCTACTACATTTATTGGATTGAGCGAAACGGTGATTCTCTTACATCAAGCAATAAGATTGGTTATTGTTATGACATTAAAAGTATTAATGCTGTTGGTAATACTCTACTCGTATTTTCGGCAGATGCAATAAACTATTATCTATGGAAATCCAATAATTACACTTCATTAGGAGACCACATTCCCAATATTGAAATTTCATTTGGACTTCGAGGAAAACCACGTTTATATTCAATGAATGACGATAGTAAATCTACGTTCAAAATTACATTTGACGGAATTGGTGAGCATAATCTATTTGAAACGTGGAGCGAAAGTAATCAAAATAAAATCACATCACAGGTTATGGCGAAGGTGAACAAGTTCCTTGCAGATCAAACTGTTAAGAAAGGCAGATTTGCCCTTCCATTTTTTGTACGTTATGCCTTACGCCTATATGATGGCTCATTGGTTGGGCATTCAGCTCCTATATTAATGAATCCTTCCACTAAAACGGCTCCAATTGTCTATTGGGAACGTGCAAGTGGTAAGGGAAGCTATACAGAAGCAATATGCGATATAATGCTCGTGGCTGCAAGTCTTGATTACAAGCTTCTTGCTGACGGAAATTATGATTATAATAACTTAAAGCAAAACTGGGGCGATATAGTCAAATCTGTGGACGTGTTTATTTCAAAACCAATATATACTTATGACCAAAACGGATTGTGCAAATCGTTTGCTGATACAGACAATTTTGATACAAAGTTTATTGGCGCACTTGATTTTTCCGGTTATGCAGCCTCACGAAAAAATGACTGCATTCTTTTACCTGTGAGTCTTGATGGATCATCTATGAATATATCCTCCCCAAGCGGAAAGAATAGCGCATTTGGGAGCAAGTATGTAGAATGGCTATATTCTAAATTATACGCTTTATATTTTTCATCCAATAGAGGGTATCCATCCACAACAATTATGTTACCGGAATATTCTGCTGATAAGAATAAAGAATCTCTAAAAGATGTATCACAATTTTATTTCCTGTACTCCATAGAATTGTCAGACCTTACGACATCTGAACGTAAAGATATTATTGTCAATGATGAATATTTGCAATCACTTGTTTCTCGTGAAGTAATGACGGATGACTATCTTACTCACGATAAACTTGGTGCTGAATTTTCCCATACATACAATGCTCGTTTAAATCTTTCCGGAGTAAAACGTGAATTGTTTGGTGGATTTACGGTTGCATCAATGTTTTCTTATTTGAATAGTGATACTCCATTATGGAAATTGTCAGGAACAACAGTTGTTACTTCGTTCCCTGTTTTGGGATATGGCGTTGTTGAAGCCACAGTATATATAAAAGAAAATGGAAATGTTTATGGTGTATCTGCACCTTCACATAACAATTATACAGGATATTTTTTATCAGAGAAGAGATATCCATCGGAAGAAGATGCCAACAATGGAACAAACGGTTTTCTCGAAAAACGTTCTTGGGGATGCTATGCATTCTATCCCAATGTAAATGCTTTCAAAATGATTATCAGGGATTATAAAGGTGTTTATGAAATAAAATTAAAGCCACACCAATTTCTTAATGGTGCCTATGCCGTACTTGACTATGAATTAGAACGTGCTCCACAAACTCCAATATATCCGGAAACAGCTTATCAAACAATAGTTGATATGCCGAATAAAATATATACGTCAGAGGTGAACAATCCATTCTATTTTCCTGTACTTGGCATCAACTCCGTAGGTACGGGAAAAATTCTCGGTATATCATCGGCAGCAAAAGCTCTTTCCGAAGGTCAGTTTGGGCAGTTTCCTCTTTATGCCTTTACCACAGACGGTGTATGGGCTTTGGAAGTATCATCTACCGGAACCTATTCCGCCAAACAGCCCATTACACGTGATGTTGTCATTAATCCCGATAGTATCACGCAGATTGACTCCTCTGTTCTGTTTGCCACAGACAAGGGAATTATGCATATCAGCGGCTCAACTACGCAATGCTTATCCGACAGCCTCAATGCAGAAGATTTATTCATCATTACAGACTTGCCTAAAGCCGATGCAGTGATAAACATATTTAATAGCAAAGCCGGTGAGAACGAAAAAGCAACACTTTCTGACATTATCTTGTTGCCGTTCAATGATTTCTTACGGGAGTGTCGTATGGTGTATGATTATACCAATCAGCATATCATTGTGTATAACCCGGCTGTACGCTATGCTTATGTGTTTTCGTTGAAGTCAAAGCTTTGGGGAATGATGCTGTCAGACATAGTGAACAATGTCAATTCGTATCCGGAAGCATTAGCAATGGCTGACGGAAACAGACTTGTGGATTTTTCCACATCATCTGCTGAAAACATAACGACATTAGTGGTTACCCGCCCTTTCAAAATGGATGAGCCAGATGTGTTCAAGACGATAGATACCATCATTCAACGTGGATATTTTAAGTCGGGACATGTAGTACAAGTACTGTACGGTTCGAATGATTTGTTTAATTGGCATACTGTATGGAGCAGTACAGACAAATATATGCGTGGTTTCAGAGGAACACCGTACAAAGCATTTAGAATTGTACTCATTTGTACACTTGACAAATCCGAAAGCCTGTTAGGATTTAGCGTCCAGTTCAATCCACGTATGCTCAACAGACTACGATAAATGAAACATATAGGTCAGTTATTTTTAAGGTTATCAGATTGTTTATAAGGAGAAAGAGCCGGTATGCGTGATGCACCCCGGCTCTTGTCTATTCTTAAAACGGTTTTAGTTTTCGTCTTATCTTGCCTTTTCGTGAAACAAGGGAAGTCTGTATCTTGATTCGGATATTTCGGGCTTTATCTTCCCAGTTGGCTTGGCTGCCTGGATTTGTTATGCTCATCCAGTCGGCAAGGACCTTGCAGACCATATATTCGTGTATCAGATGTTTTAGCAATTTCACGGTAGACAATGAAAATTCCGTAGGCAAAACAAGGGTTATGAGGTATTCTTCCGGCACGGTCATAACATTATCAAGGGGTTCCTGCTTATCGGAAATTTCTTCTTTCGTATAAGGAAACAACATTTCCACGCATTCAGAATGTACGAGGTTAAGTATTCTCGTAACTCTGTCCACATTACCGTCCTGACCGATGTCGAATACTTGATGTCTGGCGTGTTCATCTTCCGCTTGCATAATGTCGCCCTCTACAAAAGAATAATTCTCCGCATCGTAAAGCAGTTCTTCCCTTTTAAATACAAGTGTTACCGCTTTTGTTTTAGACTGGCTGTTTTGACAATATACCATAGGCTTGAACATCAATTAATCATAAGTCGGTCTTTCCGGACGGCTGCGTTTGTAGAGTGCACGCTTTACGTTTTCAAGACTCACCCCGGAGTGTTGTATATACGCATTGGCATCTTCCGGACTGGTTATGGCAAACCACTCTCCAAGTGCCATATCTACAAGATATGAATGTATGCCATTTCCCAGTGCGTCTGCCGAAGCGTTGTTATAGTTAGACGGAAGCAAAAACTCCAATGAAAGTTTACCGTTATTATCTATCTCTTCATCCATCAGGTTATCGCTTGTTGTATTATCCTCATTGAGATACTCTCCAAGCAGACTTTTTAAGGAGGAAAAGGCATTGGCCAACGAACGACGTATCTGATAGCTGTTTTCATCGTCATCACTTGCTTGCATATTGGATGCGACTTGATAGCTCTTGCCGGCCGCTTCTCGTGCCTGTCCCGTCAAATACGCTTTGTTTTGAATATCATAGACAAGTTCTTTGACCTGTTGTGTCACGGTTAATGTTTTCTTATTTTCTGCCATAATATTTTGAATTAATGATTATTCGTATGTCGGGCGCATGGGCTTTCTTTTGAAAAATGCCTTACGCATTATATCCTCCATATAGGTAGCAGCTTCCGTTGCATATCCGGCAGCTTCTTCCTTATTGGTAAACGTGTACCACTTTGCAGTGACATTCATCACGAAGAATGAAAACAAGCTACGCTGCATACTTTCTTTTAGAGCTTCATCGAATGAATTCGACAGCCCCAACGAAAGCCTGTATTCACTGTCAGCTTCCGTTTCGTCAAGAAGCATTTTCTTTAAACTGTTGCATATGGTATTCTTACTCTCGCACCAAAAACGTTCAAGCATGCTTTTATCCTCATCCGTCGTAAATATACGATCGTAGGCAAGCTCATCATCCATTTTCGCACCGGTGTACGATGTGGTCTTTGCTACCTCTTCATATACTTTTTCCTTATTGACCGTTAATATAATATCTATCATAATCAGAAATCAAACAAATTATACGATAAACCTACACTAAGACATGGAGAAAATTGCGGCGTTTCTCTCAGTGTTATTCCATATCCTACCTGTAGACTGATACTGAACTTTTTCTTCTTGGGTTTGGGATAATTACCTGTTACGGTCATTATATCACGCCCGGCAAAAAGTATCAGGCTGTCAAGTTGTGGATGAAAGCCACTTACATAAGCCCGATATGTGTCTGTTTCATACATCTTCTGCGTAATGGGGATTTCAACCTCAACACTGTCTTTGTCTTTATTTGGAGCTTTAGTCGTATCTGCTACGTCCGGAGTCTGTTTCGTACTATCCGGTTTTGCAGTAGGAAGAATCTGCGTGATGTATTTAATAACGGTACTATCCTTGGGTACAGGCTTGTAATAGGGTATGGTATCGAAAACAGTCATTCTTGTGGTATCATTTATAGGTAACTTTTTATTCGATATGCAAAAACGCACATTAAAAAACAGTGATGTGAAAAATAATACCACAAACAATATTGCTACAATATCTTTAAACCATTTTACCATACTTCTGAATATATCTGGTTATTGCCTCTACATGGGTTTTGACAATAGCTTGTTTGCCTTCTTCGGAACAAAGGTACAGGACATCATCCTTGTTATCCTGAAAAAAGTTTTCCGTAAGTACAGCCGGGCATTTTGTCTTGCTCAAAATATAGAAGTTTTCTTCCCAATCAGGATCGTCGTCAGAATTATCTTTGCGTATTCTTTGACTGATAAAGTTTTTTTCAGCTTCTTCATACAAGAAAGTTGCCAGTTTATCAGCCTTTGTCTTGCCTTTCGATGTATAAGCGCTCCATCCTCTTGCGTTCATCCATTCTGTACCGTTTCCGGCAGCATTGCAGTGGATAGAAACAAGAACCACATTGGCTGTTCCATATCGTCCGCAAACTTCGTTTACACGCCTTGCACGTTCTGATAGTGGAACATCTACTGCTTCCCGAACAATGCGTTCGGCATCATAACCTCTTGCGGAAAGTTCATGTGCTATTCTATCTGCAATTTCACGTGCATAAGCATATTCGCGCAACGAACCGTCAGGACTACGTTTTCCGGGAGTGTTTTCACCATGCCCGTTATCTATAAGAATTTTCATGAGTATATAATTTAACTGATTTATTGTATATAATTTAACTGATTTATTGTATATAATTTCGTTTAAATATTGTATTATTCCAGATTATGAATTCAACCGATAATAAAAATCTGTCTTTATGTTATCATACGCTAATTTTACATTAGTATAGGCTCTTGCGTTGTTCGCTCCATCCTCGTGGTAAATCTCATTCTCCACTACCTTTGCAACATCTTCAATCCAATCGCTGTTGCAGAAGTCAGAAAGAGGTCTGCCATGATAAGTAAATGGGTCAAACCGGCTATTCCTATCATTATGTATCACTTGCAGGGATTTTCTTATCTTCAACGCTGTAGCTTTTTTGTCCGCAATGTGGTTTTCTTCACGTACGCGCTTAATAAGTCGGCAAACCTGTTCCACACTTAAATCAAAGGCAAAACCCGAAAGGTTGCGTATGCGTAGTTGTGTTTCTGTTCTCAATCCTTCCGATATGTCTTGCAACATATCATTCTGGGCGTTTGTCGTTTTCGCCAGTTCTTGCAGACTTGCTTTGTTGTCTTTCATCATTTGGTTGATTATTGACTTGAACCATTTGAAAATAGCAATCATCATTGCAGCCGAAAGAATCAGAAAGAATGCGGCCGTTACAGCCATCATTCCATAGTCGCTGATTCCTCTTGCGACTTCCATAGCCTGTTGTGCTTCATTCATAACCAGTGACAGATTAACCATCCGAGAATTGCTCCGGCTACTGTAAGACCAAAGTTAATCCAATCCCATTTACCGCCATACACCTTGTCTTTATATTCCAAAGCACCTGCTGTCAAAACTCCGGCATACATTGCGGTAAACCAACCAAATGCAAAAATGCCGATAATCAGTCCTCCTACGAGGTGTTTCCACCTGTTACTCATTCCGAGCCATTCAATCAACTTTTTCATCGTTATTACTTTTTAAATTAAATACCGTCCAATCCACTTCATCCTTTTCTTTCCACCCTTCCTGAATAGTCTTTATCACATAGGCGCACGCTGCTTGGGAGAACGCAATAAAATCATCTGCATTCTCGAAAGTATGATAGATGGGCGTACCATCTTCCTGTTCATTGATTTTTAGAATAAGCGGATAAGGAATCTTTTCCTCCGTAGCCATGTTTATAGCGGACACAACAAGTTCCTTGACTTTGGAAAGTGTGGGCTTATGGTCGAATGTATGCCGCTTCTTTGTGCCGTAAATCTTTTCCATTGCATGAATTTTGATTTACGACAAAAATAGCGGATACCGAGCGGATTAGTATGTTATCTTTTTCCCGTCAGGTAAAATTGTATTTTCGTTTGCCTCCGTCAAACATTTCACATTTGAGAACTGTTTCAAATGGAAAGCCGTCCTCAATATCGCTGATTTGGTCAAGAATACCTTTCATCTCAACCGATAGTAAAGAACTTTCTCCATTCTTAGTCCTGGGGTGTGAAAAGATACTGGATAATGGTATTCCTCCTCTTTAGTGTCTATTCCTATTTCAAACTTTTTCCATAAGAAATAGTAAAAATAAGTATATAGTAGAAAACAAGTAGAATCTTTTAAAAACCATCTTTTATTCTACCCGTTTTTTTAAATTAACCCTATCTGATTCATTCTCAGATTTATTTTCAAGTTCTTGCGGAACTTAGGCTATAATATATAGAATTATATGGCTAAAATACACAAGCTTATCAAAGACGGTCAGACCATTTACCCTGCT